TACTCGAGCAGGCGATCGACCAGGCTTATTGGAAAGTGATGTCCCTGATGTGGACCGACCTGCACTTGATGAATGTGCTGGTCAACAACAATCCGGAGAGTGTGGGCATTGAGAGCGCAGTGCGTGGGACACGGCGTCATCTCTTCGGGTCATCAGGCACCAACAACGAGACGCCATGGGGCGAGCTGCAGTACGAGCTGAACACTTTCTGCCGCACTGAGTGGTATCCCGACATTACTGACACGCTCAATGAGATCGATGTCACCACGGGCATCAAGATCAGTGAGACGCAGGCTGAGCGTGACAACCGCCAGCAGGCTAATGTGGTCTATGACTTCACCGCGAGTCTGGCTGCTCAGCAGGCTCGTCGCGAGAGAGAGCAGCAACGACTAAGGAGACAGCAATGGTTGAGGTGACAATCAAAACCCCGAGCCAACAGATGAAAGACCGAGTCGCGAGGCTTCAGGAAATATCCAAGCGTCCCGGCCTTCGGGTCGAGCCCGCCAACGACACTATGCGGCGCTTGCTCAAGCATCCGCATGGTGGGGGCTTTCGCAGTAGTGGGTCAATCGAGTGGCCTGACGATACGTTCACACGGCGCCGGCTGCGAGATGGGGACATCAAGTTGGTGGAGGGGGACAAGGAAGAGGAAGCCGGTGATGATCGTCCAAGGCGCCGATCAAGAAGTAGTGAGGCCTGAAGCTTCCGACCGCATCGTAACTTGTATCGAGTGCAATTGGTGGGGGCGGCTGGGGCAGGCGGTTGCCGGTGACGCACTAAGATGTCCTAGATGCGGGAGCTCCTGCATAGGTTACGTTGTGCCGGATGTGCCCTTTACTCTGCAATAGAGGAGGCAGACAATGCCAGTCAGTTTTGCTAACATTCCTGCGAATATCAAAGTGCCGCTCTACTGGGTCGAGGTCGATCCGTCCATGGCGGGCCTGCCTTCGATCAACCTCAAGGCTCTCATGGTTGGGATCATGACGGCCGACGGCAACGCCACCGCTGATGTGCCAATGCCTATTGGCTCGCAGTCGCAGGCCGACCAAGCGTTCGGCGCAGGCTCAGAGCTGTCACGCATGTTCCAGGCCTATTACAAGAACAACTTTGCCAACGAGGTGTGGGGTCTGCCCGTTGCTGAGCCTGCTGGTGCGGCTGCGGCTGCGGCGACTATCACGATTACAGCGCCACCGACGGCTGCAGGGACGATCCATCTCTACATCGCGGGTCAGCATGTTCCAGTGAACATCATGACCACGGACACAACGGCTGAGATTGCGACGGCCATTGCCGATGCGATCAATAATGCCTACGTGGCCGGTGATCCCGCGCTGCCCGTCAGCGCTGTCGCCGTGACTAACGCTGTCAATTTGACTTCGCTATTCAAAGGCGTAAACGGCAACGAGATCGCTGTCACTTTGAACTACTACGGCTCGCGTGGCAGCGAGTTCACGCCTCCAGGCCTTGGGCTCACTATGCCTGCGACAGGTGCCTTGACAGGCGGCACCGGCGTTCCTGACTTCGCCAATGCCATCAGCAATATTCAAAAAGAAGCCTACGAGTACGTCGCGTTGCCGTACAATGACACCAACTCCATGTTCGCGTGGGACCAAGAGTACGGTTTCACTGATACTGGGCGTTGGGGTTGGCAGCGTCAGCAGTTCGGTCACGTTTTCACGGCCAAGCGCGACACCTACGCCAATCTTCTCACTTACGGCGATAGCCTCAATAGCGGAGTCGAGTCCGTCATGGCCGTAGAGAAGACGAGCCCATCGCCATGCTTTGAGTGGGCTGCTGCCTACGCGGCGAAGGCCCAGCGCGCGTTGATCAATGATCCAGCGCGTCCGCTGCAGACGCTGTCGCTCAACAACGTCAAGGCCGCACCGCTGCAGGATCGCTTCGACTTCGTCGAGCTCAACTCGTTGGCGTCGAACGGTCTCGCCATTCAGGAAGTGGGCAGCGACAATCAGCCGATGATCCTGAGGGAGCAGACCACGTATCAGCTGAACCTCTACGGGCAGTCGGACGATGCCTACGAGCTCGTGACGACTTTGGCGACGTTGGCCAAGCTCCTGCGCAATCAGAAGCAAGCTATCACGTCGAAGTTCCCACGCTCGAAGCTCGCTGACGACGGCACGAAGTTTGGGCCTGGGCAAGCCATCGTCACGCCTGGGATCATCAAGGCCGAGCTCGTCAATGAGTATCAGATGGATATGTGGAACGGCCTGGTCGAGAACCTGCGAGCCTTCAAGGCCAACTTGATCGTCGAGCGCGATCCAAACGACCCGAACCGCGTCAACGTCCTCTACCCGCCTGACCTGATCAACCAGCTGCGCATCTTTGCAGTCCTGGCTCAGTTTCGGCTCCAGTACGACCGCGGGATCGACCTCGAGATCATCGGTCAGGCACCGCCTCCGTATCAAGCCTCAAGCGGCGCGCCGGCGTAACCTGTTGGCTGCTGCGAGGCAGTTGATCCACTTATTGACACAAGGAGAAAGCTATGGCTCAGCGAATGGCCGGTATCGCGTTCCTGACGGTGGACGGGATACAACTCGCCTTGCGCGGCAACTTCACCGTAAGTCCAAGCTCCGTTGAACGTACCATGATCGCCGGCCAAGACGGCGTGCATGGCTATCAAGAGCTACCACGTGTCCCATATATCGAAGGCGATCTCTCGACGGTTCCAGGCCTGTTGCTCGAAGACCTCGAGCAAGAGACCGACGTGACCGTCGTGGCGCAGCTCGCTAACGGGATGCAGTACACCCTCACGGGCGGCACCTGCAAAGCTGGCTTCGAGAACAATACTCGTGACGGCCAAGTGCGCGTGCGCTGGGAGGGTCTCGCCTGCCACGAGTTGTCTATCGTTTAGCACGAGGTTACTATGGCTGAAACTGTACGCCCACTGCGGGAGGGCTTCGTCACGGCGACGCCACCGACGCCGCCCGCTAACCCAGAGCCTCTCGACAATACGCCTCAAGCGCCGTTGCCTTCTCAGGCGAAACTGACGAACATGCCGCCAGAGGAGCCGCTGAGTGAGATCGACTTGGCGCGTGAGGAGATCAACGCCACCCGGGATAAGTGGCCTATCACTGTGCAACTTCTCTACAAGCCCATCAAGAATAATATGGGAGAAGAGGTCACTGCGTTGACGTTCAAGGAGCCGACGGCCGCTGAGATCAATCGCCACGGCAATCCCACGCGTATGTTGTGGGATGGCGAAGTGATCATCGAAGAGCGCAAGATGACCTATATCATGGCGGCGCTCTGTGGTGTCCTGCCGCCGCTTCTCGAGCAAATGGACCCGAGAGACTGGAACTCCTGCGCCCTCAGACTGCGGAAATTTTTTTTAGCAGATTTAAGGGCTTGGGGAGTAATAGTGAAGACGTAGTCCTCGACTGCTATCGTCTCGCCAAGCACTACCATCTCGATCCTCGTATCTTCCTCGCAATGACTATCAGTGAGATCGAGCAGCATATGTACCGCACCGGTCAGATCGAGCAGATGCGACGTGCGGCTGAGGATGATTAGTGCCTGATCAACAAGAAGAACTGAAGCTTGTCGTAACGCTAGTCGACAACGCGTCGGCTGGCTTGGCGAACTTGCGCAACCAGTCGAATGAGTTGGTCAACGGACGCGCATCACAAGGCATCCAGCGATTTAAGAGGGACCACGAAGACCTCAACAAGGTCATGAAGGACACGGTCGAGCTCGCCACTGGCGGCAGCCGCGCGTTGCTCGGGATGGTTGCGGCCTACGGCGCTGTCGGTCTCGCCATCGCGAAGACGACTGGGATCATTCTCGACTACTCCAAGCAGATGGCGCAGATCAATAAGCAAGGGAGTGTCCTCGGGTTTAATCCTGGCGAATTTAAGTATATGCAAGAGCAGATGATGAGGGTGGGCGTCTCCTCTGAAGCTGCTGCCAGGAGCCTGCTGCAATTCAATGCGGCGATGGTTGAACTGTCGCACACTGGCGGTGCGAAGTGGGCCGAGATGATCGAGATGTCCCACGGCCACGCCGGGGCGATGGCGAAGGCCATCAACGACATCGAGACCGCGACGACCGACTGGGGCGCTGCCATGATTGCGGTCGAGCAATCGCGCAACGTCTATCAGAACCGCTACATAGAGAACCAAGAAAAAGTACGACGCGGCATTATTTCTGAGCGCGTGGCGATCCTCGACGCCAACGCAGCGGCCAATCAATTCCTCAACACTCTCGGCCTCGATCCGTTATTGCGCCGGATCATGGGCGCACCCGGTGGTCCTGCGCCCGGGCAACTGGAGATGTACAAGCAGATCACCGAGAACGCCGAGCAAGTCGAGAAAGGCCTGATCGACATTGAACTCGCCGCCATCAAAGTCAAGGACGAAATGATCCTCGCTTTTGGGCCAGGTATCAGTGAGCTCCTGAAGAACACGGCAAAAGAGATTGAGACCATCGTCCAATTCTTCAAAGATGCTGATGATTTGATCAAGAAAATTCAAGGTGCCGCAAAGGACTTCTGGCAGCAAGGCGCCAACACTTCCCTCGGCCCCGGGGTAAATCCTCAGTTCTATGGCAATGCCGGTGCTGCTGGTGGCATTGGCAATCAGTTCGCCAACACGGACTGGGGACGTTTCATGAGTGGGGCGCGTCCCTCGGGTAATGTTTTAGATTATCGGGGCGCTGCCCCGACGGGTGGAGCCGCTCCCTATGGGTCGAGTGTCGGTCCCGGCACTGGCGAGGGCGCAGGCTCAGCGCCAGCTGCGTCACCGACAGGTGGTGGGACTGCACCTGCTGGTGGCGGTGGCGGCGCGACACTCGGCGATTTAGATCGTGGCGCCTACGACAAGATGTTTGCCGGCACTCCGCTCGCTGGTCAATATGAGAATGTCGTCGCAGCAGCTCAGGCTAATAACGTTCCGCCGTCGTTAGTCGCTGGCGTCATGGCGCAGGAGACAGGTCGCGGGACTTCCGCGATGCTGCGCAATCGCAATAATCCTGCCGGCTTGATGGACCCGGCGACCCACGCTATGACGGGTCAGAATTTCCCCAACGTCGAAGCCGGCATCACCGAGGCAGGCCGACGCATTGGGATCAACTATCGTCGAGGTGGCGGCACCATCGCAGGCATGGCTGGGATTTACGCCCCACCTGGCGCAGCTAATGATCCTCGTGGGCTCAACAAAGGATGGCCTGCGGGCGTCTCCAATTTTCAAAAGCAACTTAGTGCTAACGTCAATGGTCAGGATCAGCCCGCAGCTGCGCCCACGGTATCAGCGCAGGCTATGCGCGCCGCAACAGGACAAGCGCCTGAAGCGTTCATCATGCACCATACAGGCGGTGGTGGGGACATCGCAGGTCTGCAGTCGACGTTGCGCCAACGCGGTCTTGGGGTTGAGTACGCGATGGATCGCCAAGGCAATATCGTTCAGATTGGCCAGCCCGGCGCGTCTAACATCATGAACGAGTCGCGCTATCGCAGCAGCCCGATCCTCGGCAAAGGTCACCCGTTCCTCACCAATCGCAATATCGTCGGCATGGAAGTGATCGCCCGCGATGATCGCGATGTGACCCCAGCGCAGG